GCCGGCTCTAGTATAGGGCCAACATTAGGTAATGGTATAGCCTACTTTGGGCTGTGGTATGCCTCAAAAAAATATGGAATTACTTTTGAAGATCCAGAAATGGCACTACTATTCGCGGGCGGCGTAGCGGGTTCTTTAATATTAGAACTTAGACGCATGGGCTCAGGTATAGCTTCTATCTTTAATCGTTTTTTCCCACCAGCATCATGATAGGATTTGGTAGCATAGCTAAATGGGTAGCCATAGCAGCGATTGTATCTGCCATAGGAGTAGGTATAAATAAAGGATACAATATTCATTTAGATACAGTAGATGCGGCAGTAGTTGCTGCCCAAAAGGATTTGGCTATAGCTTCTGCTACTAGACTGATTGCGAGGGAGGATGAGTTAAGAGAACAGTCAATTGTGGAAAAGTCACGGATCTGCAACGGATGTTGCTAGTCGAACATGACTTAGATAGACTTTTACAACGTAAACCAGGGTTAATATTACCTCGAGTTAATAAAGGTACTGAAGACTACTTTAAAGCTTTAGAGGTTGCCACACAATGAAATACTTATTAATATTATTATCATTATTTTTAGTTGCTTGTGGTCATACTCCAGAGAAAGAAGTAATTCCTTTTTATCTTTTTGCCGATGTGGTGTGTGAGGATTTTGGCCATATTAATGGCATTAACCCTCTACCCGTGGTTTTCGTACAGGGTGTAGATACACAGGGAAATCAAGTATTAGGGTTGCGTGGAGACATGTATTCTAATCTCTCGATTAACAGTGCGGAGAGTCTCCGCTATATTATAGAACAGAAAAAAGCTATTGGATACTATGAAGGATGCATTAGTGACCACAACGCACAAGTTCCTGTAAGACACTCATCCTCATCTAATTCATCATAAGTATGAACTCTATCAAAGTTTACTGGAAGAAGTTGATTTACGTATTTATTATAAATATCTTTTGTCACAACTTCTTGAGGGAGGTAATCATAACCAAGATCCCGGGCGTTCTTGGTGGGATCAGTTCTAAAAAGAAAACTAACTGCAACATAAGAATCCCAGTGTTGTAACAACCAGTCTATAATAAAAGGAACCTCATCTTTATCATAACTAATAGTATTAGAAACATTATGGTCGCAGTAATGATTTTGTATTTTAAGATAACGATTTAATTGTGAAACGGCACTTTCTAAGTTCACTTCACATTCGACCCCCTTATTTACGGTTTCAAATTCAATATGACTCCATTCTACGGGTAAACATACGATACAGCCTGTATTGTCAGAGGGGTTATCAATCACTTTATAATTAGAAGCTTTCACAATGTCAACCATAGGATCGCTCTTAGAGAAATTCACCCAATTAAATATATAACGTCCTAGAGGCTTGTGAATCCCTTCAGTCGTGTCCATAATTTTACTTACAGTTCCCGAAGGCTTAACAGTCGTCACATTCTTCGGATGTTGAAGGTTTAACTCTTTTGCCATCGTGCGAGCAGCCGTTACCGCAGAATACTTAAAAGACTTCCAATCAAATTCTGAAAGATCTTCACGTTGTACTATACCGGTTACACCAACCCCACACAACCGAAGGAACTCATTATTTAAATGCCAAGATTCTTGTAATACACCATCCCGGAAGTCTACCACAGTTTGTCTATAATTCATTCTAGCAGCCAAAGCTAAAGCTCTATGTAAGCCAGAAGAATCAAGATAATACTTAGAGACGTCCACTTCAACGAGGTTACAAAAGGATTTGTTAGATAGTAATATCTCAGCACAAGGATTCAATCCTTTGAACCACGGTGCCCTCTTTAACGCGGCCTCCCCATTAACCAGTCCTGGTTCGGAGCCTCCGCTACGTACTATCATATCAAATAGATTAGTTAATTCTGCCTTAGATGGTTTTCTATAGAATACTAAACTATTGTTAGATTGTTGACGATGTTTAAAATTATCTTCACTACACCTTTCTTTCGCTGTGGCAAATTCATACCATTCAGCACTACCGTATTCACACAACGCTATTTCAGCACTTCTTCGTGAACTCAGTACGGTTCCCAACCAATTCATAATATCTAATAAATCAATTTTTGTTAACAGAGATCCTGAACGTTTACTAAGGATTTCTGCAATAGCGGGGAACGCCACAGATATCGAGTCATCTCCGGATGATATCCATCCGTATCCTTTAAGTCTTTGTCCAGAAGGTCGAATTTCGGAAAAGTCAAACACCAATTTTGCACACTCATACTTGCCAGCAAGTAATTTTCCAACGGACTTTGCCCAAGCCTCGGCCGAATCACCGACACTAATTGTCCATATGTTATCTTCAAAGGTCTCTTCGTTTGTTTCTCGTCCACCTTTACCACTCCTTATTGTACGTATAACTTCTACTTCTGGAGTGGGCTTTCTAAAGCCCGTTAAGGTTCCAACAACGGGCGTAAAGCCTACTCCACAACCTTGTAGTAAAAGCCAGAAAGCATCTACTACATCATATACTGTTTCTATATTAGTATGTGAACAGTTAAACATAGAAGCTTCTCTCTTCTTGGATACGTCAGTTCCCCCCAACCATAAAGTTCTTCCGGCCGGAAGTAACTTCCTATCATAAATTAAACCGTATAATTCATGTAATTCATCAGCCTGTTCCTGATTTAGTCTTATCCACTCTTTCATATCCTCTGATAAATCGTGTAAAGGAATCTCGGGATACTCTTTAGCAGTAAGTGCTCGTTCCCATAACCAACATTGATGAGCAATAACTCTTTGACAAGTATCATCCCAAGTTTCAAATTTATTGCCGCCATCTACTATAGGACGAGAATATGTTCTTCTAGTTATAATTTCTGCTCTAGTAGAGACCACTGATTTTCTCCTTGATATCTTCTACATTATCTAAACCTATTGCTTCTTTACAATAAGTAATTTTATCTATTAATTCTATATTACGAAGTATATTTTCTTCAAACTTATTTGTATTCTGTATATATACAGCTTTACCGGGAATAGGTATATTATCATATACTTCAAAGGCATCGCCGTATTGTTTTAATAACGTATGTGCTCTCTTTGGACCTACTCCTGGAATACCTGAAACATTGTCTTTGCCGCCTACCAACACTTTAACACTTAAAGCCATTTCATGTGGATATTCATAATACTCACTCCAATTTTCCAGTGTATACTCTTTTCTAGTAACGTAAGAGAACCTATGTACATTGGGCATTAATAAAAGATCCCAGTCTTTATCTGAGGATATTAACCATATATCATCTTCAATATCTTTAAGAATATAATGGGTTAGATAAGCTGCAATATCGTCTGCCTCTACTCCGTGATATTTAAGAATAGTGAAGCTACTCTTACAATATTCCATAGCCTCTTCATATCCTTTAAAGAAATCTAGGAAATCTTGTTTCTCTTCTTCGGTTTGTTGTGCTACTTTAGCTTCTCTATCCGCTTTATATTCAGGGTATAAATTCTTCCTATAAAAAGATTTTCCCCAATCGCAAGTAAGTATAACTCTACTAGCAGAGTAAGATTTAGCTAATGATTTAACTGTTTTATAATAATCTGCTGCGAAGTCAAATCTTCCTACGTGTTTATATCTGAAGGCTAAATTGAGGGAATCAACTATAAGTATATTATTACCTTTAACTTCCTGAGCCTCTTCTAATTCATATATTGGTTTTCCTATCATGTTCCAATCTTCCTGTTTAATCTAATCTGTAAAGTAAATCCCATACCAGGTACATTACTACCAATTTTCCAACCTATCCAAATTTCTGAGTAGTGAGTTATGCCTTTTAACCATACACGTCTATACCCAGAAAACCATTTATTAGCAACCCAACGATAAGCCATTTGTTGCCCGCGCGCTAACATATTAGATGCTTCCATGGGTTTTAGTGGCCCCCAATTACTTTCTCTTTGTATAGGCATCCTATCTTCAAATATGTATCTAAAATTATTTACTGGATTACGTACTGCAAACCACCAAAATCTAGGAAATCTCTTTATGAACCAATTCATATTGGTAGCACGTACAAGCCACCACTCTGGACAGCCTTCTTCATCATTATACCATAACCAGAAGAAATCTGGCCATTCATAATCTGTCCCACTCTTTCCTATGGCCATTAAACAATAGGGTACTACTATTAAACCTAGTAGTATAGTTATTATATGAAATATAGCTACTGGGATCCAACTTATTGCATATAGTATTTTTTTATATAGTTTCATACGAACTCCGCATACTTACAAAAATCTGTTAGTAAACAAATACAGATTTCTTGTGGAAAAAGGATTAAATGTTTACATCCTGAATCTTGAACAGATAATTGGACATCTAAATGGGTAAAAGCAGCGAACCATTTTGAACGATTGTGCTTAAATACTAGTAATGGTAGTTTATTCATTTGATTGGCTTCTCTCTCAGCTTGATTAAACCAATTTAGAAAAGTGGGGGTTTTGCTAGTTAATAATTTTGTATTAATATGATCGTCTTTATAGAATTTTACTTCTATGCAATATCTAGTATTAACTTGTGGAACGTAAATATCCCCCTTTAATTGATGAATTGCATCAAGGGCTCCACTCATTGGGGTTCTTTCCCACATTAAACCTGTCAATTTACGAAGTTCATCTCTTGCGCCTATTTCTCCTGTTCTACCTTTTTGTCGAGAATCAACCATTCCATCTATTTCCTTTTTTCATATTTTGTAATGGAGTTAACCATTGTAAATTAGTTTCTATATGTAAACCAGAAATATACTTACCATTTAAAGGTATTATATGATCTACATGGTAGCCCTTAGGACAACATTCATACCAAAAATTTATTTTTTCTTGATTAGCCCAACTTGGGGTTCTATTTAATTTTGCCGCTCTATAATTAGCTTTTATAATTTTTCTTTTCGAAGGGTTTTCTTTGCTCCAATTTTTACTATTTTTATTATTACACTTTCTACATAGAGGTTGTAGCTTATAAATTGTATTACCTTTATTAAATTCTTTTATGTTTTTTATAGATTCACATTGTGTACAATACATCTTATCTTTCATAAATATAATATATTTATATAATTTAGCCTTTTTAGGCTTATCTGGAAACCATTTATCGGAAAATCTAGTATAAGCACTCGTTCCCATATTTGCTTGTTTACTACCATAAATACTTAATATAATATTACTCTTATTTCTATTATTGTATAAAGGTATATCATTATCAATAAAGTATTGTCTCACATACTTCTCTACTTCAATCATTTTCAATCCTCGATATGTGATGTTCTTTTATTATATTAATACGAGGAATCAAAGGATGACTCCAGTCATGGCTTACTATAAACGTATTCAAATCTTCCTTAAGCAAAATTTCGGAAAGTTTTTCCTTCCCTTCAGCATCTATGACACCAATGACTTCATCTAAAAATAATAAGTTAATTTTTGTGGAGGTTAAACTTGATAGGATGTTGCGTATGGCCAGAATTGTAGCAATATTTACCCTAGCCCTTTCTCCAGAACTTAAATTTGAGATCGAAGTTATATTACCAATATCGTCGAGAACTTCGATGTTAAGTTTTTCTCCTGAGAGTTTAAAGTAAATTTGAAAATATGTTAATTCAGCTAAATATGTATTTATCTTTTTTTCTAGTTCTTTAACTGAAGATTCTATTTTATAACTAACTAAACCATTAGTACCAAAAGTTTTCTTCAGTAATTCCATAATATCAGCTAAATTCTCGTTCTCTACTAATACTATATTTTTTTCTAGTAAATCTTTTCTCATTTTTTCTAACTGTGCTTTTACAACATCTACCTTTGAATTGTGGGCTGATATCTTTAGATTTTTAATTTCTGTAGATTTTATGAGTGTTTCAGCTTTAGAAATTTGAGCACGAATTTTAATTCGTTTAGCTTTTAATTCGTTTAAATCTAAAGTTTTAGTAGGTATACTATTATCTATAAGTCTATTTAGTTCTACAAAATCTGCTTTTTGTTTTTTATATTTTAGTATTTCTGCTGTAATGTTATCTGTATCCGGTATTTTATCCCAAAGACTTGCTAATTTTGCCTTTTCTTTATCTCTACAACTTATCTCTGCATTAAGCATATCTTCCCAATCTTTTCTGTTTACTACTTGTAAACATTCCGGACATTCCCCCTCTACTTTACTAAGTTTGCTTATTTTTTGTTGATGAATATTATATTGATGTTCTATTACACGTACTTGGGCACGTAACTCATTGATACCTGGATTAGGTTCTGCTGGCGCTGTACCTAAATAATACTTAGAGTCTAATAAGTTTAACTTAGCTATATAACTCTTATTTAATATTATCTTTCTATTGATACTATTTATATCTGTAATTTGTTCGTGTAGTTTTCTTTCTTCTACATACCACTCTTTGGGCACATCTATACAATTTAATAAATCTTGTTTAATAAAACTCATATTCTCGTTTTCATTTATCCAAGCTTCTATTGTACTAATTCCACCTTCTAATCCTGTGATAACAGAGTTTAAATCTCTTACTTTAGTTTTAAATAATTCATGTAGTTCTAAATAACGATCTAACTGTAATAAACTGATAAGAAACTTTTTTCGATTCGTATCTGTAGCAGTTAAGAAATCTAGGCTGTCTGTAGAATGTTGATATATTAACTGACAGAATATTTTAAAATCGGTCACGCCTATTATATTAGCTAAAGTTTTGTAGGTATTAAGAGAAGTATGGCTAGATATATCTTCTTCATTTTTATATAGTCGAAACTTAAGATTTGTTTTTCTATCAAGTTCCACAGTATATTCATCATTATCTTTTACGAAATCTAACTTAATATAATAACCTTTTCTACTTGTTTTATTATTAGTTATATCTTGCTTTTTTATATTCTTAATATTTTTTCCGTAAAGTACTTCTTGCAGCATAAGAGATATAGAAGTTTTACCAGCACCATTTGGACCTACTAATTGAGTTAGTGGTTCTTTATTTAAATCCATAACATTCTGCTCTCCGTAGGAGAAACAGTTTGACCAAGTTAATTTTTTAAGTGTTAGCATGAAATACCTCCAATACTTCTTGTACTTCTAGTTTTGATAGATTTGTAATTTGTATCAAATACTTCTCTAACTCCTCTTCCATAGTTAAATTGTGTAAATCTAAACTAGCAGGTTGTTCATTACTTATTATTTTTTTATCTAGTAATTCAGAATCCTTGTCTACTTTCGCTAAATCTAGAACATTACCTGTAAGTTCATATATAGTGTGATGAAAATCTGTCTTAATCATCTTATCTGGATTATCTACAGTTTTTCGTACCAATTGCGGGACTTCGATTTTATGCCATTTCCAATCTTTCGGACTGTTTGTATTGAAAGTAATAACGCCAAGATTGACCACGTTACGATGAAAAGTGACAGTACGAGGTGAGCCTGGATAAACAATATTACGTTGTGAATTATTGTGTGCATGTAAATCTCCTGCGAATACTATACCCCAATCTTTAAATAAGTCTAAATCAACTTCTGCTTTAACGTGTGGAGGAATATCCCCCCGCACATGTGTGAATAATATATCGTACCCTTTACATTTTAGATTTTTTAAATTATGTAATTCTGTATAAGGTACTATATCTATTTTTATATTATCTATTATATCACAAGAATATTGAGTTATCAATGAAGTACTAGAAGGAATCATAGGTTCTAAATATTTTAAAAAAGTATCACCCTTTTTAGTTGCCTCATGATTACCGTCATATATAATTCTTTCTCGATCAGCATTCTGCCATAAGTAACCCATATATACAGATAGTTCTTCCATTGTGGGTACTTTATCAAAAATGTCGCCGCCATGTACTTCTAATTTACAATCTTGTTCTTTAAATACTCTATTTATTTCATTAAACATTATTTCATATTGGTTTAATGCCCAGACTCTGGGTATATTCTTTTGACCTATTCTTATGTGTAGGTCTGCTGTAAATAATACTTTCATTTATACTCCAATTAAAAACCCCGCCCGAAGGCGGGGTATATTAAATTACATTGGTATATCATCATCCAAGTTATTTAATTCGTTAGCCACATCTTCTTCAACTTCTTCTTCTTTCGGAAGAATATAATTTTTAATAAACTGCTCCTGATCTTCTGGACTAGGAAGCTTTATAAGGTCTTCTATAGAACCAGCTTCTTCGATTGCAAGTTTATCTTCGTCACTTAGAGGAGAGTTCTTAAGTTCGAATACTTCTAATTTATACTCTACGTTATAAGCCAGAGGTCCGGTTTTTTCGCGAGTAAATATTACATCCCAACCATTAACGGGGTCGGTTGGGTCACCTAATTGTTTTTGTGCTGCGTCTAAAATAGCACTGAACAACTTTTTCTTATGATCGAAAAGCTTTACTTTCCCATCTTCTCTATCAATAACAAATGATGCGTAAGCCCAAGAACAATTTTTATCTGGGAAATATTCTCTTACTACATCTCGTACTTTATTATCGAACTGTTCAGTCTCTCTGTTAAAGCCTAAACAATCCATAGGTACTGATGTGTTATCTCTAGTTTTAAGCCAATACTTATATCCTGGAACTACTGATCCTACAATACGGAAAGCATTTTTCCCGTTTTGTGGCTTAAATCGTTCAGGTCCTGCTTTAGAGGCTTTACCTTGTAGTTCTGTAAATTTAATTGACATACTGTTTTACTCCTGTTCATACTTAAAATAAACGTTTCCGTTTTCTATTTTCAACATTGGATTTATTTTTACCAATTCTAACATATATTCATCTACTAATGCTAAGGACAAGTGTCTTGCTCTTCGTATACTATAGTCGAATATATTTCTTTTACTTGCTAATTCAAGATATATATAAAGATGATTGGGAGTATTAATACTCTTTAATGCTTTATTTGGATGAATTAGAAAGCAAGGACCTGAATCATAGGGTAATATTGCTGCCCTTTTTACTTTTTCAGGAATTTTTCTGTTTAAAAACGATGGAATATCTATCTCCTGTTTTAGATAAAAGTATTCTAAAACACTATATGCGTTCCAATCGAATTTATCGTTAATTTTTTTCCAGGAAAATTTTATCATTATTTTATATTATAACAACATTTGTGCGATTTGTCAAGAATTATTTTTAATTTAGGGTTACGTGAGTAACTTTATACCCGTGCCTAATATAATGAGCTGCTCTAGTCCTAGCTTGTTTTTTCGCCGTGGTTCCCTTGAGCACTATATCAATTACTAGAGGAGTTAATTTATTAGGATGTTCTCGTTGTATACGTCCTATTAATTGTTCCAATAGTGGATCATTATTAATAGGTGCCGCCAGTACTATACAACTTAGATAATTTAAAGATATACCCTCTTTATATATTGATATAGAGCCATAAAGGATATCTCGTTCTTTACTTTCAAGAAGACCGTGTAACTCATCACGGTTCTTAACTGCACTAGTAACCATTACAGCCCTATCTCCGCTTCTATTAGAGCATCTGTCTAAAAATTCTATTCTATCAGATACTACTAATACTGAATGACCTATATCTGCATGTTTATTTGCTAAAGCAGTTACTAAATCTAAATATTCTGGACGATCTACTAGTTCATTAACTTTATTAGCCCAGGGAATCATCATGTTTGAACTAAACGGTATATCTGTTTGAACCATTAAAATCTCTGGTGTCATTTGGTTTTCTTTAGGTGGACGATATATAGTCTTACTAAAATAATCAGGTATTACTATATGTAAAAAGTCTTTTCGTCTTATAGTGGCCGATAATCCTATTTTAAATCTAGCGCAAGAAGTGTCAACACAGTCAGCAAATATTTTTGCGGGAGCATGATGTACTTCATCTAATATTAAAGTTCCAAATTCCTTTTTTAAACTATTAATATGTTTACGCAATGTCTGAACATTAGCTATTACTATAGGTTTATTTTTATAATCTATAATACCACTACCTATAATACCTGGTTTAATACCTAAAGTTTTTTTCACTTCACTAACCCACTGATCTCTTAAATTAACAGTATGAGTAATTACTATAGTTTTTTGTCTTAATTTATGTGCTATAGCTATACCCGTAAAAGTCTTACCCCAAGATACATTAGCATTAATTAAACAATTATCTAATACTGCTCTATGTACTAACTCCTGAGAAGGTCTAAGTGTAAATTTAAAGTTAGGAAATTTAACCGGATTATATACACGATTATCAATAACTTCATAATCTGAAGGTATTAAATCCTGTCTACCTATAGGTATAGTTATGAACTTATGTCCGACAACATTATATAATCTTTTAATTATAGGTGGATCATTGGGTATTTTACTAGGAATTTTATAGGTTAGTTCTATTTTTACCTTTTCATATAGTTCCTCGTCGAAATTAACCCATATACGATTACTAAGTACGGCTTTCTTCATATCTTTCTTCTATAAATTTCATGACTTTTACTAGTAATATCGTATAAAAAAGGACCCCATTCTGTTTCCATTATGGAAGCGTGTGTGGCAGTATGTGGTAGTATTTTCCCTATTATGAAGGGTAATTCACAGTTTTGCATATTTATAACTGTCCAATTTCCGTGATTGCGTTTCTGTATTATCTTATGAGATTTAATTTTAAATAATTTGGTACTTTTAGTATATTTAAGTATATTCCCATTATAATCTATAAATGTAGTACCAGACTTATATTTAACTAATTGCCTTAAATAAAGTACTTGTTCTTTTAACTTATAAATTTTTTCATTAACATACTCTTCCTGCATACACAATCTACGATCTTCAAATGTTCCATTATAAGAGTAATCATCTAATATATAGGTTCCTTTAATAGTAGTTATTTTTACTATGCCTAATAGATTTTTATCTATTTCTATATATGATCTTAATTTGTAAAGTGGAAAAGTTACTTTATTTATATCCATTAGCTAGCTTTCGCGTAAGATTCTCCATACCCAAAATCAACCCCGATAGGTACTCCAGGAATACTTACACCTCTATCTTTTTGTGTACATCTTTTTAGAATTGCTTGTACAGTACTTACTTCATCTTTATGACATTGTCCTACAATACTATCATGTACTAAAGCAAATATTTCAGCTTTTATATTATATTTCTTAAATTCATCATGTGTATCCATAGCAGCCATTAAGTTAATATCACTAGCTACTGACTGTACCGTAAAGTTCATAGCACTTCGTAAGGCGTGTCCTTGCTCATAGTCATCTAGACTGAATACATTAGGTACTCTACGTTTACGCCCAAATACAGAATAGATGTATCCTTGAGAATTAATTTCTTCTTGGATTCTTTTAATCCATTGGTCTAATTGATAAAATTGCTTATAATATCTACGAATAATATCTTTAGCCTCAGTAAAACTAATTCCAGCAGTTTGTGACACCTTACCTGCTCCAGCACCGTATAAGATACCAAAAGAGATAGCTTTAGCTCCTTGTCTTAAATCAGAATATTTTTCCTTAATCTCGGATATATCACAGGTTAAGCTAAATGTCATTTTAGCGATAGATGAATGAAAGTCCTTCCCTTCTCTAAATACTCTAGCTAGATTTTGATCTTTTGATAAAGCCGCTGCATAATACATTTCTGCAGTTTGTAAGTCCTGGCTAAATATAACCCAATCTGAATTTTTGGGCCTAATACAGTTTTTAACTGTCTTATCGTCGCGGGGCAACTGCTGCATATTCAATTTACCTGAGCTAGAAAGTCTGCCGCTAGTTACTGTATGTAAATGGAATCCTGCTCTAAGTCTACCGTCTGTATCTATACCTGTTAATACTTTAGTAATATATGTTGAACGTAACTTTACCTTACCCCGAATTTGAGATATAATATTAGGAATTGGATGTTCCTTAGATAGGGCTTCCAATACTTCTTTATCAGTACTAGGTAGTCCTCCAGCAGTATTTTTTCTACTAGTTAAACCTAATTTATCAAAGAATAATTTTCTTAATTGTACTGTAGAGTTAGGATTAAATTTAGTTCCTTGTTCTTCTTCTATTTCATGTATCTCTTTATAATTATACAGTTGTTCAGTTAATTCAATTATTTCATTTGTAAAAGTTTCATTAGCATTTAACAAGTATCCCTTATCAAATGGAACTCCTGTTTCTTCAATTTCCATAAGAAATTGAGTTCCTCTTAACATAATATCATTATATAAAGGTTTAAAATGTTCTTGTACAATTGGATTAAATTTATTAAATAATCTTAATGTACCATCTGCATCGGCACAAGCATAAGGATACATAACATCAAAGGGTATCAATTCATAGGAGAATTCTTTTAATAATATACCATGAGTTTTACAATATGCTCTCTTAAATTCATCTAACTCATAATCATAATCTCCCATATTAGTATATTTCATAACTAGATATTTAAGATCATGCGGCTCATTTTCATTTAATAGATAATGTAAAAGCATTGAATCGTGCCATACATTAAACTTAAAGTTGAAATGATAAGATAACCATTTCATATCAAACTTAGCATTATGAAATATTATTACCTTTTCCCAGAATAACTTAGTTAATAAATGTTCTATTTCATCATTTATACAATCTGATTCAATGTATATACCATTATTAATCTCATTAGTTAAAGCAATTCCCAATATATATCCTTCTCTTGGATAAAATGAGGAAGATTCTATATCCGCTACTACGGGGTTATCCATACGTAAGGCTTCTAATAGCCATTCTTTTGCACGTTGGGCGCGAGTAATGCCCTCGTATTCTCCCAAGGTTTCTTCATACGTACCCTCTATATGCTTATGTAATTTAGTTAAAGCACCATCCAGGGTATCTTTAATACCTGGATTAAATTTAACAGCTACTGGATTAATCATAGGGATAAATTTATCGTTCACTATGTGCCCAGCATACTTAGATACATTATTACATTTGCCAATAAATCTACAAGGATCTTTTCCTATAAGTACTACTAAGTCATACTCTTCAAAGTCCTCTTGCAGAGTAATATCTTTCTTTAATATCTTTGTCTTTTTAGAGCTAGTTAATTCAAATCTGTCATATTCAAAATTAAAATATTCTCTGTATGGATCATAGACACTTGATTTTGTTTTTTCAACTACTGCTATTTTCATTACCGTATAATCCTATCATTAATGTTGTTATATCATGTTCTGTTAAATCACCAGGATCTATATTCTCTGGTAACTCTATTGTCTCTGCATTAAATCCATTAGCGTTCAATACACTCTCTAGTTTCTTTCCGGCTAGTTGTCCAGCCTTGTCCCCATCAAACATTATATAGAATTTGTTTACACCTAAAATTTTAAAATGAGATAGCTTTTCTTCATATGTTTTTAACAATGAATGAGTACCAAAAGCACTTATTACATTGTAACAACCTTTATCCATTAAGTTAAGTGCATCAAATATTCCCTCAACTACTATTAAACTATTTTTCCATATTTCTGGATGAGCTGGAAATAGTGGAGGTCTGATATGTTTAGGATAAAATAGATATTTATCTTCAACATCAGTATGTAATGCTCTGCCCATGAATACTTTAATATTTCCCCTAATATCATATATAGGAAACATAAGTCTATCCTTAAACTCATCCTCAGCATTGGAAGTAAAAGCGTTTACCTCCATATAAGTATTAGCAGATATATCTCTATAATCCCTACAGAAAGGTACTGCATCTGCTGGCATAATTAAATTTGTATTACTTAACATATCTCTTATCTTATCTTGTAGGCTGGCTACTCTTAAGTCTACAAAGTTGGGTTCTGCCCCAAAGTGCCTGAATATATTTCCTTTATGTCCACAACTAAAACAATGATATACTCCTGTAATTTTATCCACACGCATACTAGGATTGTTATCATCGTGTTCAGAATTCAGACATAATATCTGATAATCTTTACCAGCTTCTCTGTACTTTATATGTCTATCATTTAAAAGATCAACTACATTCATACTTTTAAGTTATCCTCTTTTTCTTCTTCTGGTTCTTTAGTTTTGCCTGTTACTTTATTCTTCATAAATTCTATATTTTTATGTGATAATACTTTTAGTGTAGGCCAGTGTATCTCTGATGCAAAATCTATAGCTTTATCGCCCCTAGTTTTCTTACACTCAAATTCAAGAGCACCCACGTCCCCGTCTTGTACTGCTGATATATTGAAGGCCCAATTAGGCGAATCCAATATGCCTTTCGCAAATCGAACTTTACCTTCTTCGCTAGTTTGAAATGGTGTGACCATAACTACATCATATTTCTTAGCTAACGCTTTTAATTTTTTAGATAAATTTATCTGTACTTGCCAATTGTATGGGTCTGGAGAAGTGATTTGATTTATATAATCAACCACTACTACTTTTAGTTTATCATCTAATTTAGTTTTATAAGTATGAATAGTAGCATCTATATTAGCAATTGTTAAAGTAGAGTTATCAATAGTGATAATTCTATTATCTTTTTTTAGAGGTCTACTTATTAATTTACGTTCAAAGTTTTCAAAATCTTGATCTTCTAAAAACTTCTCTAATAAATCAGTAGCCCCATCCTCAGCCATGTTAGCTCTTACTTTTGCAATGTCTTGCATTTCTAACTTACTAAGGTTTCCAGATTTAATATGTTTTTCTCTTACATTACTAAGTATAGCCATATTTCTATTATATAGCTCTCTACCACTCATTTCTATACTAAAGTATAGAGCTGAGTTACCCTGTAGATACTGATTACATACTATATTAGAACATATAACAGATTTACCGGAGCCCCTATGTCCCCCGAACATAATCATTTCACCACCTGTCATTCCTAAACTTATTCTATCGAAATCATTATTTAATCCCAATGGAACTCTAGAAAATATAGTATCTTTGTCGATAGTCATGAAATCGTTCATTTCTACTATCTGTTCAGATACTTCGGTTTTTTCTTCAACATCTATAGCAATAGAAGCTAAGTCCTCTACTATCTCTCCCACATCTTTAAATACTAATGAGTTTAAGTATCCACTTAATTGCTGCAGTACCTCTTTCTGTGCATACTCATCTATAACTGCCTGGAGTATAATTTCAATGTCCAGGTCTTCCGGTACATTTAATTCTTTTAAAGCAATTATATAGTTAGCATGTTTCTCGTCCCTAGTGACTACTTCTAATTCGTCAAACGTGGGTAATTTATCAAACTTCTGATAAAATCTATTTATAAGATAATATATTTCAATATATGGAGGCTCGAAGAATTCCTTTCTCAATCGTGCCCATACTTCTAAATCTTGATTAGCTAGTACCTTATTTAAAATTAAGTTCATTCAGTTCTCAATTGTACCTTTTAATACTTAAAAAGTACGGCTAAAGTAATAAGGCGAAAAAAAGAGGGATCAAAGGATCCCTCTTTTTAACTCGGAATTCCCTAAGGAATTTAGGCTGCTTTCTTTTTGCCCTTATAATCTTTAGCTTCTAGCTCGCGACGTGTGATGATTGTACGTACGCCACGTGGTGATTTACCACTACCTTCGGCTAATTCAGCAACTGTCATCTCTTTAATCTTATCAGCACCTAGAGCTTCGAAATAATCTTGACCCTTATTAGCTGCATGAGATTCACGTTGCGTCGGAATCTTATCTAGTACTTCTGTACGAGTTAAGGATAGAGCTTTACCTCTAACTGATGGTAAAGTCTTATTCAATGCATCAGCAATATCTTCTAGATATTTTCCTGCTTTTGCCATTGATACGAAAGTATTTTCTTCTTCGTCTGTATATACTTTCTTAGATTCTGGCTTAGGAGTAGGTTTAACTGCTCCGGTTAGCTCAAGACTTAGAACCTTACCTTGAATCTGTTTAGAACTAAATTCACCACCAGCAAACGCTTCTGCGATTTCTGCGTAGGTGAAAGAATTAGCGTTATCAGTTAGAAACTGAATTAAAGCTGCTTCCTGTTCTTCAGAGAACTTACGAGCACGAGGCCCGGCCTTTTCTACCTCTACACCTAGTTTACGCAATTTTGCGCTAACTGAACGTGTAGATACTTCTAGTACTTCTGCTGCTGTAGCTGCTACGCTTTGACTAACTGGTACACTTTCACCAACTACGTCGAGCAATTGAGCTACTCTTTCTTCTGTCCAATTTGACATATTAATATTTTCCTATTAAATTTACTATCGATACTATTGGAATCCCTAGAGATTCCGCCTTTTTACTTTTACTTGAATTACTACCGTCCTCACATACTAAATATTTAGTTACCCCAGATATGGTACCAGTAACTGTATAACCATGCTCTTCTAGAAATTCTTTTGCCTTAGTTCGGTTTGAAAAATCGTTGAGTTTACCTGTTATACATACTTTACCCATAATACCCGGTTTTACTGCTGCTGTTACTTTAATTTTAGAAAAAGTAAAATAAGATTCTAAATCTAAAGCATCACAGTATTCATCCTCATATGCCCACTTATCTAAGTTTTCAAGAGCTTTAGCTCCCATATCTAAGTTATCTCTTGAATGAATTAATTCATCCAAACCATTAACTTGATTAGCTAGCTTTTTGCTAAGAGTATTTCCAATAAGAGGAATACTTAATGCACTTAAAAATGTAGCAAAGGTAGTAGTTCTAGAATTTTGAATTTCATCAAAAATCTTTTGTCCAATTTTCTTACCTAAAACTTCCACATAAGTATCAAGTAAGTTTTCATATATTTCTATAGGGTGGACGAAACCTAATTTAGAAATGCTTGCAGGCCCAAGTCCCTTAATCCTCATTTTCTTAATGAAGGCTTCTACCTTCTTAGAAGTTTGGGCAGGACATTCTTTGTTCCTACAAAAAATTTGTGAGTTAACTTTATCCAAGACCGAATTACAGCTTGGGCAGGTTGTTGGAATTTCTATTTGTATTGTCATTTTAATATTATATCAACATTTTAGCGTTATGTCAAGAACTATTTTTTATTTGCATGTTAGCTTTTATACTTTCCGAATTATTCGAGGAATAATACCTCCAGCACGTTCTACTAAAATACAATCCCCTATGTGTAAATCCAAAGCTTCGATAAAACCGGGGTTGTTTAATGTAGCCCTGGATACTTTAGCTCCACCAATATCTACTTCATCTAATATAGCTACCGGTGTTACTTTACCAGATTTACCAGTTTGCCAATCTACTCGTAATAAAATTGTCTTTACGCCCTCAGAACGTTCCTTTAGTGCAAATGCACCCCTAGGGTGTTTACTTGTGAACCCAGCTTCCTTATATGCATGATGTAGATCCAATCTATGTACCATACCATCTTGTGGGTACTCATCTACGTCTTTTGAGGTATATACTGTTTTAAAACCAATATCTCTCATATAACATAGAGTAGCTAGATAAGTACCGAACTGAGTTTCTTGCATATCGTAGGCAAAGAATTTTACTTCTCTATTACTAAACTGTTCAGAATCTTTCAAGTTCAATGCTCCAGCAGCATAGTTTCTAGCATTAGTGATGTCTTTCTTTGCTACTAATTCCCCAGTTATTTGACCCGTAATATTATGTTCAGTATTATATGGTATACCTACTCTATCACAGTTGGCAGCAGTGAATAAGTGAGTAACATCCTCACCATACTCACCATCGCCCCTAGTAACTATTGATTCTAACCAACCGTTAACGTAGCGCAAAGATAAAGACGCCCCATCTAACTTAGGGGTTATAAAGTAGATACCTCCAGGCATAGGATCTCCCTGGTATAGCTTTTGTAAACTATACATTCTATACCAATGTCTAACTCTACCTTTATTAGTACCTACGCTTAAATCTTCCGAGCAAGCCTCTTCTAAAGCATCATATTGAGAATCTGAAATTATAGGATCTCCCCCATAATATGCAACCTTACATTGTTCTAAATATACTTTAAGATTTGACATTTTTTCGCTTCTTGTAAGTTATAGGAGCTTTACCTGGTTTCCTGTATTGGGTTCTTCTTAGAGGAATACCCAGCAATCTGCTAAGTTGTTCCCCTGGAGTTTCTTTCTCAAATAAAGTACCTGTAGTATAACTATGGGCTTCAACCTTCTGCGTATCTTTATTAATCCCCGGATTCCTAGGTTTTGCTCTTGTATACTTAAAGCCTTTGTTTTTTAAACGCTCTAAATTTTCTGCATTAAATTCATCTTTAGGAAAACGCTTACAATGACGTTCAAGTTTTGCAATCTTATTCTTCGATACTTTACTGCCCGCCTTATATGCAGCATATTGAGCTTTCTGCGCTTTACTAGTTGATAGTTTACCTTTTTTAGCCATTATTCTATCCTGTAATTAAATGTAGATTTCTGTGTCTTTACAAATTTTTCTGTTTCTAAACCAAGGCGTTCAACTACTTCTAATTTACCTAATTCCCACCAAGGTTGATAAGCGAATTCATTGTGTTTACCAAATACCCATAAACAATAGGCAGCACCTAAACCCCAACCATCATGTCCTAATTGAATACCATGTACTTCAGCAACAGCATTATATCTAGCTGACCAAACTACTTCTCCTACATTGAAGAGTTCTGATACGGATGCTTCGGGAATCATATCTGGATGTTGATAAGTAGGCTTTTTTGTTCTTTCTGGTAAGTTTAGCTCATTCAATTTTCTTTTTACTACATGAACTGAACGATATAAACTAGCTGCGATATTAGTGATACTATCTCCATTGAGATAATCTACAACCATTTCCTTAATTTCTATATCACTGAAAGGCTGTCCTTTATTAGCTGCGAATCTCTTTTTAGTAAATTCTATTTTATCGTTATATTCTTGGATAATATTTCCAAGACGTTTAGTATTATAGGATATATTAAGTATTTCGCATGCAGCCTTTTTTGTGATTGGTTTTTCTTCCCCCAAAAGAAGGACGACACGACTTATAGTCGCGTCGTCCAGACGTTCATAATCTTTCTTTTTTACACCGCGCTTTGCCATATTATCCTAATAGGCCAGCAAGATATACGGCTGCTTTACCTGTAAAACGATCAACAATATCATCGTCTACTTCTTTTCCCATATCTTCAATCGCTTTCTTGAGTGTAGCAATCGCTTCTGTTTTATTCACTCTTGCGGCTTTATCTCCGCTAGTTTTAGTTGTACTACCTACTACTTTTTTAACGTAAACATTAGCTTTTGTTAGAATCATACGTACACCATTAGCAGTTTTACCTACTTCATCGGCAACTTCTTTAACAATATCCATTGTTGTATCAGGAGTTGGTTCGTGTGCCATGTATGCATCTACTACTTTTTGCTTTAGTTCATCTGTCCATTCATTCTCTGCCATTTAAAACTTCCTTCTTTGATTGTTATAATATTATACCAAATTTAACTTTATAAGTCAAGTTATATTTAGTTTGTAGTATTTAAAGGTAGGTTTAGTTTTAATTTGACCTATCTTTACCATGTCTTGCACAAAATTTGGAAAATCATATCCTGGAGTTCCTAATTCTGGCAATACTAATTCTGTTATGCTACCTTCCCATAAAGCTAATAGTACTTCCCGCATATTCCATATAAACTTATAATTGCGATATTCTCTAGGGAACTTTATATTCTTTGAGTTATATAAATAAAGCGCATATATATCTGGTACTAATACTTTCATCTCTTTACCTTTTTATATCTATGTAGAGCTTTCAGAGCTTTACTTCTTGCAAACTCGCCTACCCTATTAATCATAAGAATGCCATTTAGATGATCTATCTCATGTTGCAAACAACAACTAAATAAATCGTACGCTACTATATTTTTAGTTTCACCCTTTACATCTTCGTATTCAACAGTGACATTTTTATGTCTGTTAACTACTACAGTAGCTCCAGGCAGTGATAGACACCCCTCATTGCTCTTAATCATTTTATCAGACATCTTAACCACCCTAGGATTAAGCATAATTCTGGGATCTGAGGGTATTAACTCTGTTACGCATATTTTGAAGGGTAGACCTACTTGATTAGCACTAAGCCCTATCCCACCCCTTTTCTTAAGAATCTCTAGCATACTAGCGCCTATTTGTCTATAGGTATCGCCAGTGATTTGATCTACTGGAATTTCTTTTGTTTTCTCAAATAAATCTTTATTTGGGTACAATGTTATCATTTGTCTCATTTCTGTCCTTTATAATTATCTAGTATATCTTTCCCCAATTTCGGATGTACACAATTTCTAAGTACTTGACCTAAACAATGGTTATTACCATAGTATAATTTTTCCTCATAATGTATGTCTAGCCAATCCATTAAACCATCTTTAACACTATTAATAAAATTAGTAGGTCTTGGTACATCTTCTACATCAAAATTAAAGTTAGACCAGAAGTAGTGTCTACCTACTATTTCAGTAGGGGGGATTAACTCTTTATAATAAGGTTTTACGTTTTCTACTATCCAACCCCCTTTAAAAAAATGTTGCAAAAATATTATTTCTTCATATAAAGCTAAGTCAGGATATCTTGCTGTACGATTTCTACCTGCCTTTACCATTTTACTATGAGATTGACATGGAGGACTACTCCATATAAAATCGAACATATCATATGTATCTAATAATATTTCACGTGCGTCTTCAACAAATACATCATCTTGTGGGTATAGTTTTTGATATACTGCTGCTATTTTTGGATCATTTTCTATAGCAACAACTTCTACATCTTTCCATAGTTTTCTGTTGCCCCCTAATCCCGCATATAAGTTAAGAACTTGTAACATATTTTATAACCTGTTCTGTTAGATACTTACTATACACAGGCGGTATTGCCTGTGCTAATTCTTTTTTACTCATCCAATCAATGCCCATCGCAGCACTCCACTCAGCAGTAGTACCAGTATTATGACCCGCAACGGTAAAATAGTCGCCAGAATCAGTTCTACGTTCTTTTGCTTTGTGTCCCGCATGTGCACACTCCATGTCCACTTTTAATGGTATGTTAGATTCAAATAGCCTATGTCTAAAAATCTTTAATCCTGGAAACATTGTTCCGCATAAACGTACAGGATTAATTAAAGGGGCACCTACTACATTTTCTATTATGTAAGGTTTACCTGATTCCTGTAAGTAATGTCGCGTTATATCTATTAAATCTGGATACTTTGCTCCACTATTTTTATGTTGTTTAGCTGCCCAACTATATGCCTGACAGGGTGGACTAGCCCAAATGAAATCGAAATGTTCTGATTCAGTTTCCAAAAAGTCAACTGCATCCCCCTCAAAAAATTCAAAGGGATAATTAGCCTGCCATTTATTATCCACACCACATACGGTATCAAATCCGGCGTTATAAATCCCTCTGCTGGCGCCGCCAGCACCACAGAATAAATCAAGTGCTATCATCCAGGACCCCTTCGTCTTACCGGATCGAGCATATCTGTGGAAGTTCTACTAATACTTTCAAACGCACGCACACACCTACTGAGTTCGATTTCTAGTTCTTCTATACGTGCTTCGGCTTTATAGAGTTCAGAATTTAAATCACGAACTCTATTATTATACATCTGAGGGAGAGTATCTACTACTCCAAACTGATCGTCACCCCATGTGGGTTCCCATTTACCATTCCTATATTCACCCATCGTAAATTACTTTCCCGTCTGGCATTATTATTGTTATAGGTATACCCTTCTTGCGCGCATACCTTACTGTCGTCCATGTTCCTGACCGTACTATCTCAGCACTGTGCGGACACGCCCATAAGTAGTCAGATTCATCTACTATATCCTTATCTCTTTCTATATAGCCTTTTTCAGCTCTACTCTCATCATATTCACCAAATGCTCTAGTATGAGGTTTGAAAGGTGGATGACTTACTACCCATACTTCAGGAACTATGTCCTGAAACATTTGAGTAATTTGATAATCCACTCCCATACAATCCCCTTGATGAAGAACTTCAATATCACTTTCAATAATGAAGTTCTTTACTACATCAAACTGAGCTTCAGTCAAACCCTGCCTAGTCCCTGTTATTCCTAAGTGCATCTTAGTCCTTAACTATTTCAAAATCACCATTTGCTAAATTAACAACTCGCCAATTACAAGTATTAGTACTCGCTACAGTTGTAGTATTTAAAGTACCACCACCAGAAGTTCTACTGTTCCATGTTATATAGGGCTGTTGATGTTGATACCAATAAGGATAATAATTATAATACGGATAAGTTACATTAATCTCTATAGTACCAGCTTTATCCATAATTTCATCCATTACTGCTTCTAGCTTTTCTAAGCCAGCAGCTTCTAATACATCTGCAATACCTTCAATGTATTGCATAAATTCTTCTTTCTTCAACCTAAATCTCCTAAATTAGTGTCATCAGTTATATACTGATAACCACCTTTATCGTAAGCAATAGCAACCCTCCCAGCTTTACGCTCAGATTCTCGCTGTGCTTCTATCTCTCCACATGTTAAACACACTTTATAACCTAGTGCTAAACGTGCGGATTCAATTTCTTCTATTAAACATTTTGGACAATCCATTAATGTAATACCCTATTTTGGTGAATTTCACCGTTTTTAATTTTTTCCATATACATTGTAGTAACTATGCATACTGCATTATACATTAGTTTATAATCTTCATCACGCACTAATTTAGTATTTAGGATTCTAAGAGCATCCATTAAATATTCTTCAGCAAAATTCTCTAATAAACTATCCGCATAGTCTAATACTTGTAACTCCTCATCTTCTAAATCCATCTTAAGCATGCGGTTTCCTCAATCTAATATATATTATATCAAAATTTAACTCTCTTGTCAAGAGAATTTTCTACTTGGTTCATTTCTGTCATACCAACCTACCCTAGTAGTATCTTTAATAAATGCAGTCTTATCTGATCCTAGGAACTTAGCTATTGTTAGCATAGTTTTATCAAAGTTATTTATTAAGCTCTCATAAGATATACACATATAGTTCTGTCTAAGTAAACTTTTCCAGAACTCTTTATGTTCATTTAAATAATCCCCCGGAGTACTATTAAATTGCCCTAAATAAGTATCTACTATATCTATTTCTTCTCTTATTCCCGGTATATTTCTTATAGCTTCAGATTTTATATTTGTACTACGCATGTCTGATAGCTTAGTATTTTTGAATTCTTCTAAAGAATTAGCTACTAACCCTAACCTGTTTCGCATAACAAACATAGACTTTATACTATCTTCATTGTTTCTATGCACATAAAATACTGCAGTATCTGGACGTTTCAAATGTGCTAGATGGTGTTTACCATGTCCTGCATACAGGGGTAAGTAATTTGGTAAATGAAAGAAATTTATATTTAATAACTGTGCCAGATAATGACTACCAGATCTAGGGTGAGCTATTACTTTTGCTGTCTTATACTTCATATTCGTCTATACACCTCTGTATTTTTCTTGTTATAGAATCTTCATCATAGCAATCAACAAAGTGTTCATTAAAACAATAATGTATAAAATGAATTATTTTTCCCGGATCTACTTCTCTAAACATTTTATTTTTTATATCTTCTAAATTTTTTACTGTAAAAGTTGCTGGCGAATAATCACAAGCACCACTAGTAAATACTCTTTTTTTATGAAATAAAGATTCGAAACCTGATCCAGAATTTACAGTATATATAGCTTTAGCCCCCGCTATAAGATGATGCATTGAACCTTCAATACGTTCACCGTGAAATTTAACATTTAAACTCATTGGATGGGGTTTTGTATATACTTTTATACCAGTATTTTCATATGCTTCATTAACTAACTTAGATAACTTTACTGTATCTATATAAGCATGCTTAGCTACTGTATCGTGCGGTCTTTGCCCCATTACTAAAACATAATCATGTTTAGGTACTTTTGCATTTTCTGGTTGCTTTATTTTACTTTCGTTTTTATCAATATAATTTTTCATTTTTGTGGCAGTATACCACAGAGCACTACCATAATCCCTTTCAGGAGCATACCTACTTACAGCTTCCGACCAACCACTATATCCCTTTTTATCAAAATACATATAACCAGGAACATATCCCTTTTTGATATGCCACATATTTTTTTGATTACCATAAGTATGATGCCCCAAATATATAGTATTGCGCTCAGTAACTACTGTATGGGGGGTCAAGTGTCTCACTTCATAGTCAACTCCTAATTTCTTACATACTTCAGGTATAGCATTGTATAATTCCTCCACATCATAGAACCAAATCTTAGCTGTTCTAGCTTTCGATCTATCAATCCAATCCTGTGGTCTAGCTATTAATATTTTCACGTTCGTATCCATAAAGTTTAAAATCATCCCCTGCCCATATATTTATATAATGTATTAAATTATCTGTTTTTACATCTTCCCAAGTAAAATGTTCCCTTCGTAACTCATGTGGCATTTGTATATTCAATTCTGGATATAATGAATCGAAGATTTCTTCTGCTTTTTCTATTTGAATATAGTTCTTTATTCTACTATTTTTATGCCAATAAGATTGAGAAGATGTTAGATCAGATCTAACATAACAATTTTTCTTCGCCATACTAGCATACCACTTAGCATAACTTAATTTAGTCTTTCTAGCACTTTTAGGAACCCAGGCTTTATAATGATTAGTTACACAAGCATGATATAAAGCACAGAATCTTTCATAGGGATTACGTACAAAAGTAAAACTACTATAATCTTTTAATCCAGCAGGTATCTTTGTCGAATGATTAAACCCACCAGCAGCTCCAAAATAATCTTCCATTAGTTTAAATCCAGTATGTGAACCAGACTTAGGTGTGGTAATAAATACTAATTTATATTTATGAGATATTATCATTTTGTTATCTTTATAGTAGCTTGATTTTTATGAGTTTTAGCTAGTGGTATGTATTCTCTATCAAATTCAATACACCACTCTTGTAAGGCTTTCCACTCCCCCTCTTCCCAACATTCGTAACTACTTTGTCCTTTTATTAATTCGTCAAATACTATTATAGTGTCTGGTAGTATTTGATCATTTAATTCTTTTAAAATAGTCTTTGCTGAAGAATATAAATCTGAATCAATATGTAAATATTTTATACTACCTGTATGTTCTTTCTTCCAATTAGGTATAGTATCCTTAAACCAGCCTTTTATCAGCTTTACATGTCCGGGGACAATAGGTAATCTACTTACAGAAAAGAACCCTTTATTTTTTATATGGGATCTACTCCAGGCCCAAGACTCAGGTAAACCCTCGAAACTATCGAATCCATATATTTTTTGTGTAGTAAACTTAGCAATACGTTTTATAGTATTACCCACATATACCCCAAACTCTATTACATAACCATCTAACTTAGCTTTTTCAAAAGCATTTCTTAAATGTTTTTCTTTATTATAGTATATGGGTATATCATTAAAATCTTCTATTTTCATCTTTTCTCGTATCCATATAATTCAAAATCTTTACCTGCCCATAGATTTACTTTCTCAATAATTTCAGGTGTAGCTAATTCATCAAAAGATTCATATTTAGAACTACGATTAATATGTGAAAGATAAACTCGTTTCCCCTTTAAAAAGTCTAACTTAGCTATGTCCTCTTGTAAATTTTCAAACTTTAAAATATGTTTTACATTCTTAATTGGTTCTAAATATTTCCAAGTAGGTAACCATCTAATCCAATCGTAATCTTCATTCTGATCCTTTTGCACATCTTCTAATAGATAATCTACTAATTCCTCAAAAGATTCATAAGGAATGTTTAAATTATTTCTTTGCGCCATAGCATATATAGACGCTATTCTAGTATAAGGATTTCTAATAGCTACTATTTTATCGTATGAAGCAGCATAGCTAGGTGGTACTCTATCGTGATGTCTGAAGTTTCTAACCCCTTTTCTATTTCTTACATCTGGATTTTTACTGCCACGTATATGTAAAAAGAAGGGACGTAAACTTTCCGATGCGGTCTTTGTCATACTTAAGTATACAAATTTATACTTTCTATTAACAATCATACCCAGTGTTTCTCCATCCAAGGTTCCTTTACTTCATGTGGTAAAGGTTTACCATGAAAGCATACTATACTAGAAGATTTTAAATTGCCCTGATAATTAGTATAATTAATACCCCTTAATTTTCCTTTACCACTAACATGCACCTTATAACTTATTACCTTACCCGGATACATCTCCTGCCAAATATCTGCGTGTGGATACTGTATTTCGGGCCAGCCCTGGTCTCCTCCCCTGCATTTATTACCCCGCGTATAGTTTTTCCACATATGATGAACTGCTGGTGGGCGCCACATTTGTAAACCTGATCCGAAACCTTCTTTACGATAAAAATCTCTTAAGATAATGAAGTCTCCCTCATATTTTAAAATCTCATTCAAATCGCCGGTAATTACTGTATCTAAGTCAAAATATAGAATTCGATTGTTTTGATTATATAACGTTTTATTATATAATCCTATTTTGCTATACCAATCCCCCGTGTTAAAGGGTATAGGTTGAGTATACACCCTATTATCAATACCCAGAGGGTTGTCTGTAAAACATGTAAATAGGAAATTTTTTGTAGTATTACGTAAAATACCTTTATATAATTTATTAACATATTCTGAACCGTACTTAGTTCCAAATTTTAAACATATTATATGTATCATTGACCCAGTTCTCCTGGATATTTATTTCCCTTCTCTGAATTTTGTAGTGAGGTCATCCACTGTAAATTAGTTTCTAATATTTTATCCTGCAAGTCTTCTACCTCTATCCGCAGCGTAAGAAGCTGCGTAGGCTGAAGGTTTAAGGATAGGTACTATGTTAGTCATACCCATTACATAACCAGAAGCTGCTTTAACCGCACAGGCTGATCCATGAATATCGTCTGTATTAATGTCCAGGTGCACTTCTACGTGCAGGTCGCCCACTATGTCGGCGAACTCCAGGTATAGTCCAGCTACACGATATGCTTCATTCATCATACGTTGCATAGGACGATTAGGTTTACTATCATAGTCACGTTCCCTATCAGTTTGGTGAAAGATACGACACCCATGATTACCGTCTTTGTGCACCACGACAACGGTCGTGAATTCACCATACCACTGACCCTTATTTTTAAAACGCACAGAGTCACAACCAAAGTAAACCTTGGTATTCTCATCGTGTTGTGCTATTAAATCAATAACTTCTTGTTTGTTTATTTTTTTCATCTACACATATTCCTAAGTTCTTCTATTGTACAATCAGTAAGAGCTACTAATGTACCGTGAATAAAACCTAACCAACGATTTATTTTTCTAGTGTCTTCCATGTCTAATAATTCGATTATCATAAAAGCTAAATGAGAACCAACTAAACTATCTAATTGATCTTTAAATTCATTAATTTTATTTAGTGTTAATTCGATAATTTCTTTATCGGTTTTCATCCGAAAGATTTCCTTGCATCTCTTTCATTATTAAAGAATCTACAGCCCCAAAAGGTTTCTCTCTCTATATCTATACAAGATTTAGATTGATGGTCTTCTAAGGTATCTCTATATTGTCTTATAGCATCTTTTAGGTCTTTTGCTTTATATGTACCACAAAAAAGCGCATCTGAACGATTTCCTGTCGCAACATAACCTTCACACCATAAAGTTATTTTTTTCATTGTTATTCCTAAATTGGCACCCCGAGCAGGACTCGAACCCGCGACCGATGGAGTAGAAATCCATTGCTCTTCCAACTGAGCTACCGAGGCTTAATAAATGTCCCACCACACGCCTTTATAGCGTGCACGGTAATGTGAATCATCATAGTCAAAGTCTACGCCAAGTACTATATGTGGACGAAGTTGGTCGCGTGCGACCCGGCGTCCTATGCGATTGACTCGATTAAAATATTCATGCGTACCTACAGTATAGTTCCTAGATTCAGTCCCATGTAATAGATAGTCTCTTTCCAGACGTTCTATGTATCTAGGTGCCCATGTGTAATCGGGGTAGTTATCTATCCATTCACGTATTTCTTTTTTAGTGCTGCCCCAATAGTGTTTATAGGGTACACCTCTTTTTGTTCTTGCCATGTTAATCTCCAGTAAGTTTATTTACCATCGCATAACATTCTCCTGTAGTGGCCTCGCCGAAGGGACTCGAACCCCCATATACCTGGTTCGAAGCCAGGGCCGTATCCAGTTCCGGTCACGGCGAGATTGTTGGTGGAACCCCACGGAATTGAACCGTATCCCTTAGTGCTTCAAACTAATGTGCAGACCACTTACACCAGAGTTCCATATCGCTAAGATAGCGTAATTGGTATAACGAAAGCTGATATAGCTAACATTATTAAAATTGTGTATAGTGTATATCCCACAACCTTATTTATCTTGTTCATCTTCTTTTATCTCTCCAAAATCGTATGCGTGATCGCCTTCCATCATAAAGTACCAGCGAGCGTCTTTTTCATTTTCTGCTTCGAACACTTTACGTTCTCCGCCTATATATTCTATCCAATATTTCTTCATTCCTATTCCCTGTTTGGTACTGCGAGTTGGACTCGAACCAACGACCGACGGCATATAAGACCGCAGCTCTAACCTGACTGAGCTACCGCAGCATTACTTATATTTCTCTATAATCTTTGCAAGTTCAATAGGTACTCCACCTAGTACGTCTACACAGACATTTATATAACGTCTGTCTTGAATACTTTTTTGGTGTACGTGTCCGTGAATATTATACCTATCTCTTAGCTCATTTGGATGAATAGGACAGTGACTTAACCAATATCCCTTATACTTACTGAACCAAGTAATCTTATAAAAGTATTTTTGATACTCCTCTAACTTAAATGTATCGTGATTACCTGGTAGTAATATTTTATTACCATTCATCTGTCCGATTAACTTAAGTTTATCTAAATCAAAACATACATCCCCCAGTACATATACTATATCTTTTTTATTTGTAACAACAGAGTTCCATTGCTCTACTAGCCAACGGTCATGTTCATCTACAGTCTCACCATAGCGATGACCTTGGGCGAACTTAAGAATATTCTTATGCCCTATATGTAGATCGCTTATAAAAAATATTTTACTCATCTCTGTTTCATTTGTTTGGTAGGGATGAACGGATTCGAACCGATACTGAACTGGGCTTAAACCAGATGCCTCTGCCAATTGGGCCACATCCCCATAGTTATTTTATAATACCCAAAGCTGTTCTAATTTCATGTTGAGCAGCCTTGTGTCCTGCTCTGTAAGCATCATTGCACATTTTGGCAACCATATCTGCTTTCTTCTCACTGGAGAAAATGCGATAATGGCAGATAGTGCCCGCATAAAACCCAAAACCTACCCCTGGCCCCTCTACTGCATATTCTAGCTTAGAATTTATAATACTTCGATATTTCATTTTTTACTCTATATAAAATATATGTTCGCCAATCTTAGCGACCATTTGCATTTCTTTTGCCCAATATGGTTTTACATACAAGGCGTGGTAGTGCATTACTCCTTTAAGATCATTATGTCCTGATCCCCCTAATACACCTTTAGCAACCATTTGTGCTCGTTGCCATGCTTCTTCATGTTGTGGTACATCCGACTTACCATCCCAGTACCATGAAAATTGTTTGTGCTGATTGACTACGCCACATACTGTATCTGGGTAATCTGGGCTTACTACTCTATTCATTGTTACTTGAGCTACAGCAACTTGTCCAGCTATACTCTGATTTTGTGCCTCGAAATAAACATTCATAGCTAGACACATCATAACTAAATTAATCATATATACCCTCGTATTGGAAGGACAGGTCGGATCCGAGCCGACATTCTCGGGATTTGCAATCCCGCGCATAACCATTTCTGCCACTGTCCCTAAATAAATTGGCTGACCGAGTAGGATTCGAACCTACACTCGCAAGGATCAAAACCTTGTGCATTACCAATTATGCTACCGGCCAATTTTCATCGTATATGATTTTTATCACTTCATCATTAGAATCTCTCAACTCTATTCTTTGAGTAATGCCACCATGTACTATACAGCTATTAGCGTAAGTTTCTGCAGAATTAAGGTCTATACTATTTCTTAACCTTATCCACTCGTCTTGTCTTTTCAACCATACACTAACCACTTAAAATCCCATTTCTTCTAATACTTGGGCTTTTTCTACTAAATAAATCTTTGCAAATCCTGGATCATGTGCAACAATACTGGCCGTGTTATCGGCCAAGTCGCACCACTTGATCAACTTTGCGTCTACATGAACAGTACTGAGACGTTTAGCTTCTAAGGCTTTTCGCTTTGCTCTATTCATATGTGGATAATTTTCAGGAGTAAAATGATCTGTAAGATCATATACTAACCCTGCTACTCTTTCCCCGAAAATCTCACCAATTTCGTCAATCGTTACTGCAGTATCTTCTACAGTATCGTGAAGAAAAGCAGCAGCAATCATTTCGGCATCTTGCACCAATTTAGCTACCCCTCTAGCAACATTATAACAATGTGTGAAATACGGTTCCCCCGTATATCTACGTTTCTGATTGTAATGCGCTTCTTTAGCGATCCATTCTGCTTTTTGAATTATGTTTTTCATTCCTATTCCCTATTGGCGGAGGATGAAGGAGTCGAACCCTTACCTATTATGATACCCTGGTATTCAACACCAGTTGCCGGCCAACCCAGCGGCACCCTCCAAAATTAAGTCCTGCGAGGTAATTCCTCTTAACTACTCACCCCTAACGCGTCAGGACACACACGATGCATTGGTGGAAGACGTGAGACTCGAACTCACACACCTATTATGATGTACGGTTTAGCAAACCGCTGCGTTATCCTTTGCGCCAGTCTTCCATTTATTAAAAAGTATTCCTCTGGGAACTACCCTTAAGAAAGCCTCGTTACCTTTCAGCAAAGAATACTTTTTAATAAAAGGTGGGTCTTTTTAAGTGAGACCCTTAACACTTGAATATTTCTGTTGACAGGCTATCCCATACCCCGCATAAGCTAAGCTGTTTAGGCCGCCATTGCAAGTTCGACATAGGCATCCTCAGATGCTCCCATTATAGGGAAGTCGATTATGTTATCATTTCCGATTACATTGTTAATACTTACGGTATCAAACGAGTTGTCCATTTAGCTTTCGTATGTCAATCTATTCCAAGTCAGCCCCATCAGATACACTCTAATCCCCCTCCCCTGCAAGGGCGGCTTCCATGTTGCAGCACAGTGAGCGATTGCCCATGAAAGTGTACGTGGTGGAGCTGAAGGGATTCGAACCCTTGTCTTGTCCATCTATTTCTAAATTTCATACAACTATATGTTTAGCACAATGTTTGCTTATAGCAACTGTATTGCCATAAATACGTAGTAGTACATTATTCTTTGTACTACCTATACATTTTATCTTTGCACCTTCAATAAGACCTAATGTCATAATTCGGAGAATACAATTACAGGATGTATCTACTTTCTTTATTGTTACTGTACTTCCTACTTCTAATTCATTTAGTCTCATTTATTACCTTTATAGCCGAGATTCTGTATTAATACACATTCATCTATTGGCCACTACCCGTCGTCATTAGGGCTTCGGTTCCCTTCGAACTGTTTGTGTTGCAGGCTATATACGCAGTAATAGTGAGGAAGGTGGGACTTGAACCCACTTCAGCTTTCGCTTACCAAGTATGTTTCAACTCTGCATTTCCTCTTCTGCGCCTAAGCGCCTGTCCCGAGCTTCCTCTCCGTAGAGCGTGTAATTGTAATTTGGCAAACGAGGTCGGAGTTGAACCGACTCGACAAGGTTTTGGAGACCTGCCCGCTCCCCAGCTGCCTCGAATGTGGTAGATCAGATTGGATTCGAACCAACAAATACTCGCGTATCAGACGAGCCTCTTAACCGCTTGAGTACTGATCTTTAATTTTTGGAGACTCGGGGCGGAATCGAACCGCCCACCACAAGGATTGAAAGCCTCTAGTCCACCGTTGCCGAATCTATCCATTTTGTATATTCTGCCATACTCTTATTAGAGTATAGCTTCACCATCGCAGTTACTCTCGCCCAGACACTTACTGGGATATCTTGCGGGTATCTTTCGATTTTCGCAAGCGCTGTGCCCTTCGAAAATGCATAGGCAATATGAGTAGCACGACACTCAGGACGTACACCATAAATACGATGGAGATAAAGCCACTCTCTAGTGTCTCCATTGTTTCGTTTCTCTTCTGTTCTAATAATCCTAGACTCTTGGGCTAGGTGTTTTGCTTTTACTTTTAAAGCTAATTTCCGATTTATCATTATATTATACCTTATTTTAATTTGAATTTCAAGTTTATTTTAAATAAGGTATTTAAGGCGGTGCTCTAACTTCAGTTCATTTTCCTTCCTAGATTGGTGGTGATGGTCGGAGTTGAACCGACGACTTACAAGATATGAGCTTGCTGCTTAACCGTTCAGCTTCATCACCTTTAACATGTTTTTGCTATTATATTAGAAAAAGTACTTTGTCTGTTTTCATCATCTGTTACAGTCATATAAAACCAATGTCTACCTTCAGTTAGTTTTGGTATTTCCCATTGAACTAAAGCATTATTAGTTATATCAACTACTCTTTCTAATGTAGTCTCTTCTACACTAGGTTCGCTATTGATGAAGATAGTATATTTAAAAATATCTTCTATCAATAACTCTGATCCATCTGTTCTTTCTGCTGGAGTTTCCCATATTACTAACGCATCGCACCCTATAGTTGGGTCAGGGGGATTAGGAGAATTCCCACCCCCACAACCTACTAAAATAAAAAATGCTGCGCCTAAGTACTTATTGTACACTTAACAGTGTAGGCGGAAGTGGTACTCTGCCTAGATCTGCTGCGCTGTATGTTCTATTTGCTTCATTACTATATTGAGATTCTGATGCATAATCAGTAGAAGTAGCTGTAGCTACAAAATAGTAAGTTCCAGGTACTCCCTGTACACAAGTGCCTACATCTTGTACTGCTGCTTCTACCGCAGAACCTACATCATATAAAAAGGGATAAGGTCCACCCTGTGTATCTCCACAATATAATCTATAACTAAGAATATCTGTAGCAGGTATTACGTTACCATCTTCATACTGAGTAGGTGCTGTCCAACTAAAATCTGAAACAGGGGCAGCAGATACTCCTAAACTAATTACTATGCTTACAGCTAATCCTGCTATAAACATTCCTATAACTTTCTTCATTTATCGCTCCTAATTGGTCTCAACGGTTCGATTCGAACGAACGACCTCTCGCTTCCAAGGCGAGAACTCTACCAGACTGAGCTACGCTGAGATTCTGGGGTATAAGACCGGACTCGAACCGGCATTTTCCTGAATCACAATCAGGGGACTTATCCAATTAGTCTACTTATACCATTGTGGTACACTGACGGGGAATCGAACCCCGATTGCCGGGTTGAAAACCCGGTGTCCTAACCATTAGACGACCGGTGCATTGGTAGGAGATGACGGAATCGAACCGCCGACCCTTGCCTTGTAAAAGCAACGCTCTACGCAACTGAGCTAATCTCCCAATTTGGCGACCTCGAACGGAGTCGAACCGTCACTTTACCGCTAGACAGGCGGTTGCACTACCGTTATGCTACGAGGCCAATATTTTATCTATAATTAGATAAAGTTTATTTGCTGTTTTTAAATCTTTAGATACTCTATGTCCACTATCTCTTACTATAGTCTTTGTAATATTATCTTTAGTAGGTATCATAGTTAAATGTTTCAATTCTATCTTTTCATTTCCACTTATAAAATGATATTGTGTTGTATCATTAAACTTTAAGTGTTTTACTTTCCAATTTTTTATTTCTTTAGCATACTGTATATATCTTTTATCCCAAGGTACTAGCGGAGGATATATAGAATATTGTGTTGCAAAAGCAATAACTTTACTTACTGGATAATCCATAGCAAACATAGTAGCATTAAATGCCCCCATACTATTTCCTATAGTAACTATCTCATGTGTAGGATCTAATCGTTCTATAATCTTTTTACTATTTAAAGTATTATACCAACTTCTACGTGTATCTTTTGCAAAAATTACATTATAACCTTTAGTAAGATTATAGAATTCTTTTACCTCTACACTTCCTGATCCATGTTTTATACCAGTAAAACTTATTATTGTTTTCATAAATTTGTGAGCGACGCTTTTTCAGGAGTGCGCCCTCAATTCAACTCCAATTGTTCACCAACGAATTTGGCTCCGGGAAAAGGGGTCGAACCTTTGCTCTTGCGAGACCTCGGATTAACAGTCCGGTACATTACCACTCTGCCATCCCGGATTAATTATTTGAACGTTCTGCTATTTTATCATCATTTAAACGTATAATTTCAGCTTCCATAGCTTCCATTCTTTCAACTGCACGTTCTACTAGTGTAGTTGGATATCCGTCCTTCTTGAGACGAATTGCAAATTCCCTTAATTCTTTTGTAAACTGACTCATTATACTTCCTTTGTTTGGTGGATGCGGATGGAATCGAACCATCACCCCGTCCAGCGGATTACGGATTTACAGTCCGCAGCGACTTAAGCCAATATTCGCCTCGCATCCTATATTTGGTAGCCCTAGTCGGATTCGAACCGACACTTTACGGAATCTAAACCCGCTCCCTCTGCCAATTGGGGTATAGGGCCTAAAGTTTCTCTACCCCTACTATATATTCATCATTAAAATAAAAATTATTAGTTTCTCCTGGTCTCAGTACATATCGTGGAGATTTTTCAGGAATCTCTAATACATATTTCGTTATTGCGTTTTCTTTTAATATACCATTAATTAATAATGATTCTGTTTCAGATTTATTTTCTATATAAAATTTCATTTTCAAATGTCTTGTATGTTATAAATTCTGTAGTATTTTCCGGCCAATTATCTTTTATATTTACATTTATAAATATAGTTTCTTTAGCCGCCTCTACTGCTTGTACATTATGTTTAAACATTTTTTCTAAATTTCTTCTCTTATCTTTAGGATAATTTTTAGTATCATTATAAATATTACCTTTATAACAATCCATCCCCAACATATAACATTTTGATGGTCTTATTAATAATGAAACTATTTTAATAGCCAAACATCCTGAACTATTTACTTCTGGTACTTTCCAAGCTATAAAGTGTTTTAGATCTCGTTCTCTATTAGCAAGAGTTATACAACAGTTTTCTTTAGCATAATTCTGTGCTTCTTTTATCATACGATAATTTACTGCTACAAGTATATCGGGAGAAAAATCTCTATATAAAGCATTACAGCCTATTATTGTACCTTTTCCTCTTAGCTTTTTTAAATCGAAATTTTCTCTACTATTGCCGTTACCTACTATAAATACCGGATCTGTCATAAATTCTAATTTGTCAAATAGCGGATTAGGTCTTATTAATTTTCCTTTACTATCTTTTAAAAGGTTAAGCATAATACTTTTGTTTTAAAATCTTGAATAGACATAAACTCATATTTACCAGTATCATGACAAGCTTTGGGCCAGGTGTCTTTTTCATTTACATTAATATAAATAGTCTCCCCCACACCCTGTAATACTTTTAAATAATAAGTATTAACTCCTTTAAAATTTTTCAATGTATTAGGGGCATAATTCGCTGTACCATCATACATATTACCCGGATAACCATCCATTCCCAGCATATAACACTTTTTTGGTTTCATAAGTTGAGAAATCATTTTCATTCCAAAACATCCTGTAGTATTAAACTTATCTGTTCTGAAACGAAAAGATCCTGGTATTGCAACACTTCTAGCACCTGGAATTATACAAGTATTTTCTCTACAATAATCCGATTTTTTTATTTCTTTTAGCATTTTAGCGTCAATAGCTAACAAAATATCAGGAGAAAAATCTCTAAAAATAGCGTTACAACCTATAATTGTACCTAGAGGCCGTAATTGTTCTAAGTCAAAGGTTTTTCTACTATTACCGTTGCCTATAAGAAATACTACATCAGTTAAATATTTTTTATTTTCTTCTTTACTAAAGGGACTCGCCCTCTCTTTCGAGGGACGAGCCACCGGTTGCTTAGGTGTCAAATGTTAATCCTTCATTAAAGTCTTGATTTAACATTACTCCGTGATACCCCATAGGATTACATAGAATTCGAGTACCATGTACTTCTATATCTACATTATCATGAGTATGTCCATGACACCAGTAGTCTATATCATACTTCTCAATAAGATGATCTAAGTCTGTCATAAAGAAAGCATTTAGATCATTACCTTTAAATTTCTCAGCTACACAAAGTGGATGTGGTAAGTGATGGGTCATTACTATCGTTTTACCTTTCCACGGTTGATCTAGTATATCTTTCATATACTGTAGCGTTAACTTATGTGCGTGATCAGTATCGTCAACTGTTATCTTTCTTACAAAACCTTCTGGTTGATTAATCTTAATAACTTGATAATCATTCATGCGTCGACATTGCCACCGCATATGTGGATCAGTTACTAGTGTCCATAGCGTTGCACCTATAATACGAATATCTTCACAGTAGTAAACATCATCATCCAAAAATGTAAAGTTAATTGGCATATCAACATTTTGCCAAAATTCTTTAACTTCATTTACTTCTTGGTTATAAAACTCATGGTTACCAAGAATATATACCACATCTTGGAAACGCTCGCACATCTTCTCTAGCCACGGTTGAGCCTTGTGACCAACGTGGACGTCTCCTGCTAATAGCAGGACAGTGTCCTTGTCGTCCTCTTGCTCCTGCAGGCTCCCACTCTTTTACTGCTTCCTGCTTATAAAATGGCCTGGCACCATAAAACTCCAGGTGCAAATCGCTTAGTAATTTAAACTTCATCTCACTCTTCCCAGTCTATACCTCCGGGCTTGAATGAGCGCCAAAGGTTATTTGAATTAATACCTGTTTCTTCTGTAAAGCTCTCCAGTTCCGTTTCTCTAATAGATTCTGAATAAGCTAACTTTTCTCTTAAATTTTCTACTTCTTCTTCTGTCAAATCACTGACGTCATATACTAAGTAATTATCTCTAGGTACCGACACAACTATTGCTGTTCGTTCACTTACATCACCATTAGCTTTTGTATATGTAAATTTTTTAATCTTCATCATAATCCCCACTAAGTAATCCGAACGTACCCATAATAGTTTCTGTTAAATCGTCCAAAGATTGAATAGTTAATCTATCCAAACCTTTAACTTCGTTACCATTAAGTACTCTAAATAACTTAGCAATAATATCTTTCTTAAGTCTACGTTTAGGCTTATAGTTCTTTTGTTGAATGTAAAATCTGTCTCCCATAATCTTCTCTTATTTTTTCAGTTTATTTATTATATCAAATCTGTAT